ACGAATGAAATGAAGGTTGCGCAGTTGGCTGCGTATGTCGCAGAAACATCGGCATACCATCACGGGGAGGTGTCTCTCGCAGATACGATCGTAAAATTAGCACACAATTTTACGGGTTCAAACAATATCAATCTCCTAGAACCGTGTGGTCAGTTCGGTACGAGACTCATGGGTGGTAAAGATGCGAGCCAAACGAGGTACATCTTTACGAAGCTCACGAAAGATTCGAGAAAACTCTTCGATTCACGGGATGATGCGGTACTCAAATACCTTGACGACGATGGGCGTCCGATTGAACCTGAATATTATGTACCGATTTTACCGACCGTTCTCATCAATGGAACAGAGGGAATCGGTACTGGATTCAGTTGCTACGTTCCACCATTTAATCCGAAGGACATCTGTGAGAACATAGAACGAGCTATTTCTGGACAGTCTCTCAAGGAGATGAAACCGTGGTTTGACAAGTTCAAGGGTCGTGTTTTCAAGAATGAGGATGGACTTTGGATTACAGAGGGTGTATGGTCAGGCAACAGCACGGGAACGAATCTCAAGATTACAGAACTTCCACCGGGGCGTTGGACACAGGACTACAAGGAATATTTGGATGGACTCACAGAGAAAAAGGTCATCTCCGGATTCGTGAATAACAGTACGACCGAAAATGTGGATTTCACAATCACGGGATACAGAGGGAAGAATCTCATCAAAGATTTTAAGCTCCAAAAATCGTTTCACGTGAGTAACATGCACCTGTTTCATCCGACCAAGGGTATCAAGAAATATGAAAGTCCAGAAGACATTTTGGTCGATTTCATCGAAGTGAGAATGCACACATACAAGAAACGAAAGGAACATCTCATCGCCGTTCTCAAAGAGAAAGCCAAGAAGCTTGAGAATATGTCTCGTTTCGTGGATGCGGTGATTAATGAACGTATCACTGTCTTCAAGAGAAAGAAGAGTGATCTCGAAAGTGAGATTTCAAAATCATACGATACAATTGATGGGTCATACGACTATTTGCTCAACATTAAGACATACCAATACACGAAAGAGGCTGTACAATCACTCATGGAAGATACACGAAAAGCGACTGAAGAATTGAAAATATTGGATGCGACCGCACACTTGGACATGTGGAAATCGGATTTAAAAATATATAAGCAATAAGTAGTATGTGTGATAGATCCGGACCAGACACGGGTGCCGCACTTTGTTTGACTGCTATAGGTGGTCAGGACACATATCTTCTAGACAAAGAATCACTCTTTAAATATGATCCAAGGCAACACTCTGAATTTAGAAAGTTTCATAGGAGTTTTAATATAAACAAGCCATCTAATGCTTCACCAAAATGGCCATTTGGCGAAACTGTGAAAGCGTCATTTAATCCGATGAATATGGGGGATCTTTTGTGCAACATGTACATACGAATAAAGTTACCAGGTCTATCGAATACAGATTATAATTATGCCGATAAAGTGGGCAAACACTTGTTCAAAAGTATCACAATGCGCGTAGACGAAACCGTCATTGAAATATACAAAGATGACATAGGATTCATTTATGATGAATTATATTTGGATCACGCGGAGCACATTAGTAGAGATTACACAGATAATAGATTTTTAAACAGAGAAACGATATTATCAAATCAACTCAAACTATTAAGACTCAATGAAACATTTGTTTATGTACCTATACCATTCTTTTTTTCAAGAAGGTATGAGTCTTCGGATTACGAGACAAACGTTCACAATCGCCCATACTTTCCTTTGTGTGCTATGAACAAACAAAAGCTTGAGTTCGATATAGAATTCAGACCACAAACATTTTTTACGGATGAGCCAACTGATTTAACTTTATCCAGTTTTGATATAGTGACAGAAGAAATAGTAGTCACTCAAGAAGAAAGACTGTTTTACATGTCTTCTAAGTATGAAATGATAACCGATATATTTAACACACATCCCAAAGCCGATACAGAACCCGGTAAGGACAAATTCAAAATTGAACTTGCTCCACAGGGTCGGGTGAAAACACTCCACTTCTTCTTCAGAAACAAATTATTTGAAGATGAAACAATTGCGAGTAACGCCTCGGTATTAACTAATAGCGCACAACTTACCCAAAACACACACTATTATCACAATCGTTTCAATCTTACACCGTTCCCATCATACACGAAAGCAAACGATTCATTATCAGATGACATAGCAATAAACGCAAAACTATCGATAAACGGTGAAGATTTACCAAACATAAACAATCCAGATTCACACTATTACAGGTATCTCACCACATTAAATCACAAATTCCATGGAACGCCTAGAAATATATACACATATAGCTTTTCTATGAATCCGCGTAACGTAGATCCATCGGGGAGTCTCGACTTTACTAATATCAAAAACAATAGAACCACTCTCGAATGTACTCTTAACCCGTATCACGGTACAAACGAAGAATTCACGTGTCATATATACTACTCAACCTATACCACGCTCACATTTGAAAATGGGTATCTCAGTACAAGAGTCGAACCTTTATCGTATTCAGCGGATGTAGGTGAATACGGTACAGGGGATTTAATGAGCGGGGATGAAATTGTTTTGAAACAAGATGGTGGAACCATGATGATTGCATCATTTCCCGAATAGAGCGTCTTTGTGCTCTTTTATATAAGAAATAATACCATTCTTAATACACCATTTGATGAAATTGAGCTGTGCAACAGTCGTATTGATTTCATCAGCTGTTCCGGGTATCTTATACGAAATTTTATCTGATCGACAAAATGGGTCGAACAATTTCTTGCTATATCCGTCGAGAGTTGATTTATAAGCACAGTGTACACTGAAAATCTTGCCATCGATTGTTTTATACATCAAATTCGTTTTCTTGGAATAGTTCGTGATGAACCACTCCAAATTTCTAAGAGAGATACCACCCGTCTTTGAAAGAATTTGCGAGAGCGTCCTTCCATTTTCGGGGGTACCATAAAATGTATCGATTGAATTTAGTAGGATATCCGATTTCTTCATATTACATCATAAGTTTCAAATCTCTAAATTGGTTACTAGATGAAGCTTCACATGCGGGACACCCAAGTTTAAATAGAGGTGGGAATGTGTGATTGTGTCTCAATACAGTCTTATTTACGTTCACGGGTTCATGAAGTTTGCTAGATGTTGCGTGCGATAAACAAAACCCATCTTGGCTCGCCTTTCTCGTACAAGGTTGTCCACCCTTCTTAATACCTAAACAATACCCACCTGGATTCGGCATATCTCGTAGTAAAAGCTTGAGTGGTATGTTATGAATAGACGATATGGACTGCACATAAATTAACATGCGTTCATGGCATGCTTTCTCTACCTCATCATTGAATACCCTGTTTAAATTATCAGAAACCCGCATACCCTTATTACAGTATAGCGCCTAATTTTTAAATGGGAGTTCGTCGAGAGGTGTCTCTTTTTTCTTTTTTGGTCTTCTTTTAGGTTTAATTTTGGTCAGCAATTCACCGAAAATTTCTTCCTTCGGGTCTTCAAAAAGTGGTTCAAGGAGATCACACACCGGATTGAGGAACTTATTCATGAAATAGTATTCATAATCAACTGGTACATTGTTATCTTTCGCGTATTTGGGATCTTCTGATTTTTCAAATGCCTTTGCTTTCGGATCTTCAGTCTTCACGAGAATGTAAGGCACGCGATCACCCGACTGTGGTTCCGAACCGGGTTGTCTCTCTCGCATTTTGCGTACAACTTGGACGTGTGCTTGGTTGATATCCACAATACCCGGGCTGTTTACAGACACGCTATTCCCCTTGACCTTGTAGGAATCAGACAAACCCTGTGAAAGTGTGAGCTTTTCGTTGGGAACATCACCTTCAATCAGTTCGAGAGCTCTTTGAAGCGCGAGTGCTTTCGGAGGTTCAGTATCACTACTTTCAAGTACGACATCCAAGAGCTCTTTACACACTTCACGTACGTGTGCCGTATTATCACGTCTCACGAGCTGAAGACCCTTTACATCAATGTAATCCATGTTCATTTTTCCATCCTTTCCTTGTGTCCAAAGTTTAGCGGCATACCGTTTCTTACTATAGAGAAAATAGGGCCAATACACCTTCTCGAGTTCCAAGTTATTTGGTTTTTTGAAGAGTGCGGTACACTCTTCGGCGGCACGCTCACCTATTTCCCAACTGTATTCCACAGCTTCGATGCCTTTGCGGTCACCCACATCGAATTCGACCATTACACTATCGGTGTCGCCGTACCTTACTCTTGAACCCGGGAAGTGCTTTTCCACGTACTCCTTTGTTTGGTCAATCATGCTACGACCCTTCGTCGTCACAGTTGACGCGATGTTTACACATGGAAGGATACCCTTTGAGGCGCCCGTAAATCCGTACACGGAATTCATAGAAATTTTGTAGGCCAGCTGTTTACCATTGTACATCGCTTGGAGTGCACCAGTTGACGCCGCCATATCCTTCTTCGCTTGTTTTCTGAATTGCTTCAGTTCGATGAGAATACTCGGTAAAAGCGTTGGAACCCCTTGTGCGAATTTACACATCCGTTTTGTGGGTGGTTGCCCTTCGACCTTACTCGGAACTGGAATCTCAAAGGTTTCATATTCAATGCCCGGGACATTTTCATATTTTGGATCCATCACAAGACTTGAATAACACAGATTGTGAGCCATCATAATTGACGGATATAGACCCTCGAAATCTAGAGCAGTAATTGGTTTATAGTATGCACCTTTTTGTGCGTCAAGAACCGTCGCACCTTCATACCCTTGTTCGGCGAGTTGACCATACTGAATCGTGGGTACCATAAATCCCATTTCTCGAGCCTTCTTTGTGAGTTGACTAAAAACCTTGATTTGCTGACCTCTTTCCACAAGAAAACACAGGGGCACCCACGTCGCTTTAGCCATCTCTAGAAGATTAATCAGGATACACATTTTAGACAGGAGGCGATGTGGAAGAAGGGTATCCTTAATACAATATTCAGCAACTTCCCGCAATTTCACGGGATCGCCTTCCTTGTACCTGGCAAACATCTCCTTTGCGGGCATATCAATTTTGTTGTCACCGAGATACAACCTAGATACATTGTCCAATTTATAAGAGTCAAGTTTATAGCCCTTTTTGACTTCATGAAACAAATCAAAAATAAAACGACCGGGCATACTCACCAGTTTCAGATCATTATCACCCAAGGCGCTCGAAGACAGTTTCTTGAGTTTAAGTTCGCAATTGTATCCACGTAACTTACTCAATTGAAAAAATTTCAAATTACATTTAGTGACGATTGCACGTTTCATGAGGTACTCAAGATCAAAACCAAAAATGTTCCAGCCAGTAATGATATCAACATCCTTTTCATGTAAGTAGTCTCGGAATGCTTCAAGCATTTCCCGTTCAGTAGCATATGAAATTACGTTTGAACCTTCAAGATTTGGATCTGTGTTTTTGTAACACAAACATGTTTTATCATACGGTTGGTCACTCCCAAATTTACACAGGGAGATTGCAATTTGAAAACATGCGTCCCCTTCGATATCAGCATCCGGAAATTTACCAGTTGAACTGTTACACTCGATATCCACAGACGCAACCACAAATGGAGCTGTTTCTGGATTTTCGACCGGCGTGAGTTTCCTCCAATTCTTACATTCCAGATCGATGTCAACATGCGCATTGTGAGCGGAGTAACACTCATCACCACTGTCCAACCATCCAGTTGACTGAATACCGGTTCTGTGCATAAGTCGCAAAACTGGATCCAAGTTAGATTCATACATCTTGAGTTTAATCGATTCATCTGGCAAAGGTCGTCTTAATCTACCAGCAACCATTCGTCTCGCAGCAAGATTCTTGAAGAACAACTGGAGGTATGGAAATTGCTCATTATTCTGAAACCCCCAGACATCCTTGCGGTGAATCGTGTTATAACTGGAAAGACAGCCAGGACACGCCTTCTCAATCTTGTTGTATATGATTTGTACCCTCTGTTGAGTGACATTCCTTGGAAGCTTCACAAAAAAATAAGGTGTGAACGCAGTTGTGACACACACAGATTTACCCTCATGTGTTTTTCCAAAGATGCTGATCAAGTGCTCGTCATCTGTGTCTTTCGTCTCCCAGGTGAGTGCTTGAAAGACAACCATACTTCGTTATGTACCTAAAATTTTAATATCATTTAATAATAATTATGTCAGCTGCACTTGTCGATCTCGTTTCAGTCGGGGCTCAGGATGCCTATATAACCGGCGAACCACAAGTGAGTTTTTGGCGCCAAAACTACAAACGTTACACAAACTTTGCTATCAAACCCGAACGTATGGATTACATCGGCACTTTCAATGGTGGAAGTGAAGTGGTTGTACCAATTCGATCTAAGGGTGACCTTTTGAGTTACGTGTGGATCGAACACCCAAATATATCCAGTGTCGGTGCAAACACGGCTGGTTTTCATTCGACGGATGATACGACGGTGACCGAATTCAGCCTACACATCGGAGGGCAAGAAGTTTGCCGCATGGATTCCTTGTACGTGCAGGGTATCCACAACGTTCTCCTCAGAGAGGGACAATCGAAAGCTTCATGCGCGGTCACTACCGCCGAGGTAGCCGATAACGCGAAGGGTGTCGGTGGGTCCGCCGGGGATCATTACATAATCCCATTCTTCTTCAGTGAAGATTGGACCAAGTCCCTCCCCCTCGTTGGACTCCAATATCATGATGTTGAATTGCGAATCAAGTGCCGTACGGGTCTGAGTAACTTGAGTGCGGCGCCAAAGATTTATGGTATGTACGCCTATTTGGATACTGCCGAGCGCGAACATTTCACGTCTCAAGATCACGAACTTCTCATTACCCAAACGCAATACCAGCCAGTCACCAAGACTGATACATCGATTGATCTTACGTATTTCAATCACCCAGTGCAATCCCTCCACTTGACCACGTCCAATGTGTCCGGTACCGGTTGGGTGAGTGATTACAGTTTCGACAAGGCGTCCCTTTACATCAATGGTTTGGCACTCTTCGAAAACATGTCCAATACCTTCCACCACAACGTCGTCCATGAAATGCACACGACGAACCTCGCGCCATCTTCGCTCGATGCACTTCCATTGTTCTCGTGGCCTTTCTGCCTTACCATGAACCGCTCGCAACCAAGTGGCAGTCTGAACTTCTCCCGCATAGACAACGCTAAATTGACCATTCAAGCTCCAACGTCCAGTACCACTGGTGGTCTGTACAGAGTATATGCGGTTAACTACAACATATTACGCATAAAGGATGGCATGGCCGGAATTGCATTCTCGAATTAATTCCCAGAAGAACCAAACCCACGTTCCCCGCGTTGCGTTGATTTTAATTCAGTTACCTCCTCTATGAGCGGTGTTTCACATCGCTCTAAAATCATTTGGGCGATACGATTCCCCTGTTTAATGACGAACGGTTCACTCCCGTGATTAAATAGGATAACTTTCAATTCACCAGTAAAATCAGGGTCAATAACTCCAGCACCAGTTTGTATACCGTGTTTGAGTGTGAGGCCAGATCTCGGTGCGATTCTACCGTACACGCCAGGTGGTAGACACGCGCACACACCAGTGCTCACGAATGCTCGTTCCATCGGAGGAACTACGATTTCCTCCATGCTATATAAATCATAACCTACCGATCCCGGTGATGTTCTCGTTGGTATGGTAGCATCGGGATATAGCTTCTTAATTTGAAGACTCATGAATTACACTCGAGTTAAATCTTTATATTTCTATAATGTATATGTCTCCAAGATCCCTGAGCAATAGAGAAATTTCCAATCACGTCGCGCGATTGGTACAAATTGATCATAGCATTGAAGGAATAAAAAATGATATACGCAAAGCAAACAACAGGTTGGAAAAAGCTACAAATAAATCTTCTAACACTTACAAAAATGGACTAAAATTAAGAGCTAGTCTGAAGAAAACACTAAAAGATCTGACTGACACAAGAAAGGAATATATAAGCATCATATGTTCCCAAAATATGATTAAGGCATTAAATGATAGGATAAAAGAAGGTGAAAATATCTTAAAATGTCCTTCTAACTTCCCTGAACTAAGACCAGAATTTGTACGTAAGATCAACCGCGTGTTAAAAAAAGATGTAAACGACCTTAGAAATGAGTTAAGACGCGCAAATGGTAAACGTGCATCTACGAGTGGTAGACCTTAACTACAGCTTAATGAAATAAAGTAAATAGTATAGGTTACTAAATACGTAACAGATACGAAGAACATACACACGTCTTTGAATAAAATCGAATATGTCATGACGACCATAGAGTACAATTTATGTAATAACATGACAAATTGTGTATATTCGCCATTACCCGTAGCTAAAACACTACAGGAAAAAGCCAACATCGATACAGGGACTGGTGGAAACACGATTGTTTCTGCAAACGCCATAATAGTCAAAAGTTGTGCTATGAACAACATTTTTATGAAACCCCATATCAATTCATTTAATACACGGCGCGTCGGTGTTATTTCTATGATTGTCGGTTCTTCTTCGTATATGTGTGCCAAACATATGGATCTATCAGGATTACGTACCAATTTCCATATGTTTCCCATTGTGAAATATCGCGTCTATTTTTTAACCGGGCCGAGAACTACATCTGGAGACAGGTACTTTGTGAGAACATTTGGAGGGTGGAGCATATCGAACTCTTCCGTGGCATCCTTACCAGCAAATAGCATGATAGCCTTCTTACCACCGGGGTGATCGGGTAAAAATTTAGTTAGGTCGTATACCTTGTCTCGTATTATGACCCAACAGTCCTTTTCTATGTTATGCTTCGCTATTTCATCGAGTGACAAATTACGTGGATTTACGTGGTCGTTTATTTTCTTAATTCTATCCATTCTTATTTCTATTTGCTCGTAGTCTCTCTAAGCGAGGTTTTTCTTTGTTCATAAACATGGTCAACTGAGTAACCTCACCCGTCAAATATACCTGACCGTGATTTTTTATCCGGGGATCTTTCCACACCTGCTCAACTCGCACGAGATTCACGCGCGACGATTTCATTTTTGAGTTTTTGCTATGATGTATGGCGAGCATCGCCGCATCTCTCTTGGTTTCGCGTGGTAAGTATATATCTTCGCAACATACGATAACATGTGAACCAGCACCCCCATCGACGTGTAACCACCATTCGTTCGGGTAGCTCGATTCAGTGAGTGCGTCGTTTTCTTTTGCATTCTCACCCACTTTGATGATAATGCCGTCGAGGGATCTATACGAGTACATGACAAATATACGAGATGTATTTTTATATTAATTACATTACTTGAAGGATACAGAAAACGAACGATCCGATGTCTGTTCTATGTAATTGATTTTAAGACTTTCAAGTCTTTTAATCATATTATTCGCGTGCTTTTCTGTTATGATCATACATGATTCGGATAGAACGCATCCATTGTGTTCTACCAACAGTGGGCCATTCGTACCGATAGTATGTTTAATGAGATTCAACATTTTGACTTAATATCTCACTCACCCTGATTGACTTAGGCAAAATGTTGTGTTAAAAAAACGAGAAACTAATAATTAACTATCGTATATGCACGTCGTTGTCACACAGAGTCCATTAGCGGCACATAAATATAGGGTGAAGCTCCCAAACAAAAAGACGTTCGATATAGGGTCTCCCAAGTCTCCAGACTACACTGACCATAGAGATCCAGGTATGATGCGTGCGCATCTTCTTGAAAAAGGTGCGCAAATACCAAGAGAACTACGACTAGAAACGGATCCTTATGAAATACACAGGGGTATGCTCTACGCGGTTACCAGCACGGAAGA